TCACTGGAAGCCAGAACATTCAGCCGCAGCATTAAAGGAATTTCCTGCTGCGAAGGAACACATTGATGCGATTGATCATCTTACGAAGACACGTAAGGTTGTAGCTGCGGCAGAAGTAGCAGGAAAACCAATGAAAGAAGAAGTCATAACAGAAAAGGCAGAAGCCACAAGATTTCACCCAACCCATAAGATCATTAATACCCAAACAGGTCATGAGGTGAAGTTGGGTTCTTCGGTCAGCAATGTCAATCAAGCCGAAGTTCATGTGATTGACAGAATCGAACCATCGAAGTTTGGTGGTGCGGCTGATCGTGTGTTGACCCATAGTTCAAAGCATCCAGAATTGAAGGGTAGTTTTCACCCAAAGGATATCGGCTTGAGTTTAGTAAAACGTAAAATCAAAGAGGGTCGTGAATCTGAGTTTCGTGCTAATAAGGAATTGGCACCAAAAGAGAAGCAAAAGGGTACCGATCCTTATCATAGTTGGGTTGATTCCAAGAGACGAGTTTTAAAACTTAGTAAAACGATGCGTGAAATTCCAATTGAACGCAAAGTAACCCAAGAGGCTCGTAAAGTTCCTAAGCATCTGGAAGCGGAAGTAAAACGAACGAATGCTAATGGTTGGCGTCATTATGCTCAGGAACCACCATTCGGTCATACACCAACAGAAAAGGCATTCAATGATGCCTATCGTGATCATCATAATGCTGTGGTTGGAACTGCCTCAAGAGAAGAAGTTGCCGACAAGAAAAAGAAACTAGATGCCGCCCGTAGCGCGTGGTTTAAAGAAGATGTTGGTATGGCCGCAGGCGCTGCGGGTGATCCCGGCCATGTCCAGAATCCTAACGACAACTATGCTTCACAGCAACGCAGAAAGACCTTCGGAATGCTGCGTAGACAGTATAAGGCACAGGATAAGAAGAGGCGCGATAAGGTAGACTCTTGGCACAATCGCAACGAGAATTAAATGCTAACCAGAGCGCAGCTTGTACTCATAGATTCTGGAGTAGCGTTTAGTCATCTTGACGTAGATGCAATCTGCGTTGCTCTGAATGCGGAATTCAGCAGTCCTGCAACTGGATTCAATACCGTCAACAGGCGCGCAGCATTCATTGGTCAGTTGTGTGTTGAATCGGCACATTTCTCAAGAGTAACTGAGAATCTTAATTACTCTGCGCCGGGATTGTTAGCCACATTCCCTCATCATTTCACCAATGTGATTCAAGCCAACAACTACGCACATCAACCAGAGAAGATCGCCAATAGGGTCTATGCAAACCGTATGGGCAATGGCAACGAGGCATCAGGTGATGGCTGGAAATATCGTGGTCGTGGTCTGATTCAATTGACAGGCAAAGACAACTACGCAGCATTCAGTCATGCAACCGATCCAGATTACATAGCGACAACATCGGGTGCTGTAAATTCTGCCGTATGGTTTTATACCGTAAAGCACAATCTGAATCCATTTGCCGACACTTGTGATATTGAGGCAATCACGAAAGTCATCAATGGTGGAACCACAGCTTTGGCTGATAGGATTAAGTTTTACAATAATGCCTTGAAGATTTTAACACCCTAAATATATGACTATGAGTTCATTCAAAAAACAACTAAAATACGCCTTCACCGGGAAGGACAACGAATCCACAGATATCGGCAAGGTTTTGTGGGCAGCGGGTACGCTTGTGTTCTTTGGAATGTCAATGTTCGCGTTATGGAAGGGTCAGCCTTTCGATGCGTGGGCATGGGGTTCAGCGTTTGCGGCAATTCTTGCCGGTGGTGGAGCAGGCTTGGGTTTCAAGGCCAAGACAGAGCCACCAGTATTTGTCAGAGATGATCGTGAAGAAGACGATGTTCGTATCACGAAAGACCCAAATAAGGATGACAAATAATGAATCTCATGACATTCCTTCCTCAGAAGTGGTTGTATGGCGGCATTGTTGTTGTTGTGCTGATTGCTGCTGGAGCATGGGCCGGTTACGTTAAGGGTTCCGATAAATCGGCCCTAGTCATATCGAATTACAAAGCACAGGTTGTCGATCTAAACTCTAAGCTTGAACAGGCTAAAGGTAAGGTCGTAGAACATGTTATTACTAAGTACAAGACAAAGATTGTACACATTAAAGATGTTGGAGAACACAATGCAAACGTTGCGAACACTATTGTCCCTAGTACCTGTACTCTTTCTGATGCTTGGGTGTCAGTCCACGACGCTGCTGCCGCAGGAATCGCAGCAGATACCACCAGCGCAGCTAATGGTGCCCCCAGCGGAATTAAAGACACTGAAGCCCTTGCCGTCGTCAGCAGCAACTACGACCTCTTCCACAAACAAAAGGTCCAACTAGAAGCACTGCAACAGTGGATCACTGAGAACAATGCTACCATTGCCGCAGCCAACGCCAAGGTAAAGAAGAAGCATTGGTGGAACAAGTAATGACTACTGAAGCCATTTATAATAAACTCAATGACCTTGATAAAGAAATTTCTGCTGTCGTAAAAGACCAAGACATTCAGAACAGGGTTACTTTGAGAATGGAAGTGACCATAGATAAGCTGAAGGATTTGGCCGAGTCTATGCACAGGTTACTTTCTATACACGATGAACGTATAACCAATAACTCAAAAGTAGCTGAAGATCAAAGGGAAGAAATGAGCAAAGATATTAAAGACCTCAATGCCAGACTGACCAATGATACGGCGGCACTGGCGTCCCGCATGGATGCGATGGAAAGTCGCCTATCCTGCAAGATCGATAATCTACAGAGACGCTTTGAAACAAACGAAAAGGCAGAAGAAGAAAACACCAAGACCTTCAGAGAGAAACTTAAGAAGTACCAGTGGATTCTGTGGGGTATTGTTTTCGTATTGGGAAGCATTGCTGGCGAACACAACGTGTGGGCACCGATTCTTAAATTCTTCGTTTAATCCTATGTATTATCATGTAACGGCGACAAAGAATCTTCCAAACATACAACGATCCGGTTTGAAACCTAAGATCGGTCAACGCTCTATACTACTTGGTGAGTCAGAAAATCTCATTTACCTATTCAAGTCACGAGAAGATGCTGAAGATGCTGTAATGAATTGGTTGGGTGATGAATTTGAAGAAGATGAACGATTGGCCTTATTGGAGGTCAATGTTCCTGATAATAAGGTTGCCGTGACAAGGGGTGCGGAGTATGAGTACACCGCTAAATCGGCTATTCCCGCGAATCTAATTAAAGTGATCACCAAAGATTTATAATAGATTTTCCAATTAAACTGATTACGGGTATAATGGTGATCCTGACCACCATCCATTGACTGCTATAATAATGATCTATATTGACCGTAAGTATCTCCTATTCATTTCACCGCGACTGGACCGATTCAAAGAAAAGAAAACGGACCTGTTTAATTTTCGGTGCCCATTCTGCGGAGACTCCAAGAAAAGCAAGATTAAGGCACGAGCCTACATCTACAGAGGGGGAAATGATTATTTCTTCCGCTGCCATAATTGTCATGTTTCCACGACATTCAACAGCTTCCTGAAGCACATGGATGCTCAGCAGTACAAGGCGTACTGCATGGAGAACTACGTTGAGCGTGACAACAAGTTCGTCAAGCACGATACGCCAAATATTAAGGAAATGTTGACTGGTCCAAAGCCAGCCAATCGATTTAAGAAGATTATCGATCTTGATATCCCATCTATTAATGATCTGCCGAAAGAACATTACGCCAGAGTGTATATTGAGAATCGTAGGATTCCTGCGTTCTTCTGGAGCGAGATATTTTACACCGATTACTTCAAGGACTTTCTAGATAAAAACTTTCCAGATCATGGAAAAAAAGACCTTCCGAATGACCCAAGATTGATTTTGCTATATACAACACCGGATCAGACAATTACCACAGTTGCAGGACGATCATTAGAACCAGATAACAGAATCAGATACATCTCTGTAAAAGTCACTGATGATAAAAAGGTGTTTGGTATTCACCACCTTGTTCCTAATCAGAAGGTGTACATCACTGAGGGACAATTTGATTCAATGTTTCTGCCTAATGCCGTTGCCAGTGGCGATGCTAATCTGAGGGGAATGGCTGAATACCTAAAAACCCTAGGACACCATAACCTAGTTTTGGTTTTTGATAATCAGCCAAGGAATAAGGATGTTGTCAGAGAAGTTGGTTATGCAATCGAGGAAAACCGTGCAGTTGTCCTGTTACCCTACGATCCGAATTCGAAAGACATTAATGAGATGATCAGGATGGGTATGAGTAAAAAAGAAGTGAGGGATTTGATCGACAGTCACACCTACCAAGGATTAATGTCGAACATGAAATTTATAGAATGGAGAAAATGTTAATGAAAATCGATGTGCTTCCGTGTCTTGGTGGTGAACCCGGTTTCGTCAGACTCGTGGAATCCATGGGTAATGATCTTTCTGTTGTTCGCAATGCTCGTGTGAGTTATGACGCCGACTGGCGTTCAGAGATAGAAGAAGGCGAGACACTACCAAAGGATGAAAAACTCATTCACTACCTTTGGAAGAACAACCACACATCACCATTTGAAGCGGTTAGTTTCACGTTCGAAGTCAAAGCACCCATCTTTGTGTTTCGTCAGTGGCATCGTCATCGCACTTGGAGTTACAACGAAATCTCTGCACGATATGCAGAATTGGATGAAGGATTCTACGTTCCAGACGCAGAACAAATTACCACTCAATCAAAAGACAATAAACAGATGCGTACCACAATTCAGCATCCCGAAGCTGAAAAGGTACGTGATCTTATGCATCGTGTCGAAGCAGAAGCGATCCTGTCCTATCAGCACATGTTGAAGATGGGTGTACCGCGAGAACTGGCTCGTTCCGTTCTTCCAGTGGCTGCGTATTCGCGCATGTTCGCCACAGTCGATCTTCACAATCTATTTCACTTCCTACAATTACGTATGCATGAACACGCTCAGTATGAGGTTCGTGTGTACGCTCAGGCCATGCTGAAACTTATCGAACCTATAGTTCCTGTCTGCGTGAGGGCATTTAAAAATGAATAAGTGGGAGCCAATATCACAGATATCGGCTGTGAGAACAATAAACCCCATCACTTTAAAATACACTACCGATGTATTTATTGATAATATGGACATTCCGTATATTAAATTATCAGAATCTTTTCTTGAAAATATCATCAATCAGATCAAAGAAGATATTATGAACGTAATGTACGTGAATTTAAGCAAACAATATCTAATAACAAAGGACAATCATGACGCATAAACTTCCGACACTTTACAGTCAATTCATTCATATCAGTCGCTATGCTCGTTATAATGATGATTTGAAACGTCGTGAAACGTGGGAAGAAACCGTAACCCGTTACATCAACTTCTTCAAGGCTCGCCATACATCAAAGAAAATTCCATGGGATGAACTTCAGGAAGGCATCCTGAACCTTGAAGTCATGCCATCCATGCGAGCATTGATGACCGCTGGCGAAGCCTTGGATAAGGATAACGTAGCGGGTTTTAACTGCTCCTATGCGCCCATCGATAACCCAAAGACATTTGATGAAATCATGTACATCCTTATGTGTGGGACCGGGGTTGGTTATTCGGTCGAATCTAAGTTCGTCAACAAACTTCCTGAGATTCCCGATGAATTACATGAAACCGATACCACGATTGCCTTTGCTGATAGTAAAATAGGATGGGCTACAGGCTTTCGTGAATTCCTGTCACTCCTATGGTCAGGTAAGATCGCCAAGTGGGATGTATCCAAGCTACGCGCAGCCGGTGTACGTCTGAAGACTTTCGGTGGCCGTGCGTCTGGTCCAGAACCACTGGTGGATTTGATGAAATTCACCATCAACATTTTCCAGAAGGCTCGTGGTCGAAGACTGTCTACCCTTGAGGCTCATGATATCGTCTGTAAGATTGCCGATATCGTTGTCTGTGGTGGCGTCAGACGTTCAGCATTGATTGCACTGTCTGACCTGAATGATGACCTGATGCGTCATGCCAAGTCCGGTAATTGGCACATGGAAAATCCACATCGTGCCTTGGCAAACATTTCTGCGGTCTATGAACAGAAGCCAGCCTTGGCAACATTCTTGAGTGAATGGGAAGCGTTGTATACGTCCCGTTCAGGTGAGCGTGGCATCTTCTCACGTAAGGCTTCACAGCAGATTGCTGCCAAATATGAACGCCGTAGGACTGATGTTGATTATGGAACCAACCCTTGCTCAGAAATCATTCTGCGTCCATATCAGTTCTGCAACCTATCTGAAGTGGTTGTTCGTCCAAAGGACACACCGGATGATCTGAAGCGTAAGGTTCGATTGGCTACAATACTAGGAACACTTCAAAGTACGTTGTCGAATTTCCGCTACCTGAATAAGAAGTGGAAGACCAACACCGAAGAAGAGCGTTTGTTGGGTGTTTCGTTGACAGGGATCATGGATAACAAACTATTGAACGGTCATGAGATTGAAGAAAAAGACAGCATGACTGCAACATGCAAGTTATTGGATTCGATGCGCGAAGTCGCAGTAGAAACCAACAAGGAATTCGCCAAGATCATTGGCATAGAACCATCAGCCGCTATCACTTGTGTCAAGCCTTCAGGCACAGTCTCACAGTTGGTCGATTCGGCGTCTGGCATCCATCCACGCTACGCACAATACTACATTCGTCGCGTGAGACTGGATAAGAAAGACCCACTTGGTGAATTCATGATATCTCATGGATTCAAGGCTGAAGAGGATTTCTATGGTAAAAGTAATTGGGTATTCTCGTTCCCGATGAAGGCACCCAAGGATTCAGTGCTGGTTAAGGACGTTAAATCGATTGATCAATTACATCTTTGGCAAGATTATCAGGAACATTGGTGCGAACATAAACCATCGATCACGGTTTACTTTGACGATGAGGAATTCTTAGGCGTCGGTGATTGGGTTTATAGAAACATCAACACCATCAGCGGAACATCATTCCTGCCAAGAGACACAGGCACCTATCGTCAGGCACCTTACGAAGAGGTTACGAAGGAACAGTATGATGAATTGGCCGCTAGTCAGAAGGTAACCGTTGACTGGACGGAATTTAAGGAAGAAACCGATACCACCACGAGCGCCAAAGAGTTGGCGTGTAGTTCTGGAATTTGCGAATTGTAGGAGTAAAGATGAAGAAGTATAAAACAGATGTAGAATGTACAGGTTGCGGTATGGAATATGTGGTCACTTATAAAACGAGTGAAGAGGACATTGTTCCATCCGATCCGACCGTGTGTGCGTTTTGTGGTGAGGATATTCTGACCACAAACGATGAAGATGATTTCAATGATCTGGATGATCATTGGGACAACGAAGAGGAAGAAGATAGCGGTATCTATTAATGCAATTCATAGGTATCGATTACAGTATGAGTTGTCCGTGTATGTGTATATACGGTGACAATTACTATTTTTCTAGGTTTCATTACTTAACAACAGTAAAGAAACAAACTGGAGCATTTTTACCCAGTACGATCCATAGTTTTCATTCTATTTTTGGAACGCTCCATCCCGAATATTCCACCGATACCGAAAGGTTTCATAACATCTCTCGGCATTTTTTGAATCTGTTGCCGGAATACGGCAACACACGAGCCGCCAAACAAGAAAACGTCAGGATCATGATCGAGGGATATAGCATGGGGTCAAAGGGTCTGGTGTTTAACATTGCAGAGAACACCGGAGTCTTGAAACAGAAGCTTTGGGAATGTGGCTATATATTTGAAGTGGTGCCGCCGACAACGATTAAGAAATTCGCCACCGGAAAAGGTAACGCCGATAAGGATCAGATGTTGGAAGCCTTTATAAAGGAAACTCACATTGACTTGAAGGAACACCTGACCCCCGATAAGAAACTAGGAAGTCCGGTCACTGATATAATCGATGCGTATTACATAGCAAGATTTTGTAAGGAGAAATGGGTTGGAGTCTCCCCAGTTTAAAGAGTTCAAATTAGATATCGAAGAATTCGATGCCATCTCCTTTTACAGAGAAGATGATGGTCATTATAGTTTTACGATAGTTAAATTGAAGGGCGATAATGACTATCATATGACCGATATGGGATATAAGTTCATAATGATGTTCTCAGACAGTGAGAAGAAAACCTCTGAAGTGACAGAAGCAATCCTAGGTGACCCACTTCACAT